AAAGATGAAATGGCAGAAGTCGTCAACGAAGAGGCAGAAGATACAAGAGATGCTGATGATGCAACAAAAGAAATATTAACTGAAATCTATTACGCAGTAACTGATATTTACAAAAAAATGCTTGATGGAGATGAAGATAAGCGAACTAAGAAAGGTGATGATGGCAAGAAGACTAAGAAAGGTGATGATGAAAAAGGTGAGGAAGTCAAAAAAGAAAAAGGCGCCATAGGTAAGACATTTAAAGTAATAACAGACTTCTTAAAAGGACTGGCAAAGGGCTTCTTAATAGCTGGATTATTAGTTGGTACTTTATTAACTGCTAATGAGGGCATGTTCTCTGCTATAAAGAATTTGTTCAATAAAGTGTTTGAGGTATTCAAACAAATAGTCGGTATAGTAGTTGAAAAGGTATTACCAGTATTTGCCGAAGTACTGACGATAGTTGTTGATGCAATCTCTGCATTCCTACCTCCAATAATGGATGTCCTTGCAATAATTATAGATGTTATAATGGAAGTTGTTCAAGCGCTAATGCCTGTTCTTGAAATTGTTATAAATGCAATTAGTGCAGTCCTTAGTATAATAGCAGCTGTATTCCAAGGGCTAGTAGATTCTGGAATTATTGATGCTTTGGTTGATGTAGTATATGGATTTATTAATATCTTTATAGGAGTCTGGAATGGAATTATTGAAGGGGTGGCAATGTTGGCCAGCCTATTTGGTAAAGGTGATGAAGTAAGAGCTCTTAAAGTGGATTATGCAGAAAGGGATCAATCAGACGAGAAGGCTGCATTTGTTGATTTTAGTATGTCCGATGAACAAATTGATAAACAGATAGATGCTCAGCTCGAACTAGGAAACCTTAATAAAACAGAAGCCGCAGAAATGAAGGCTAACAAAGACAAGTTTAAAGAAAAGCAAGAAGATGATGAATTAGAAGCTGCTAAAAAAATATATGAAATGGCTGAAAAGCAAAACATAGAAGCAGGCAGTTCAGAAGTTACAGTACAAGATCAAGATGGTACTCCAATGGTTCTAATGAGTAATTTCAAGTCTATTGATGGGTGGAGACATGATGACGAATATCTAGTAGATAAAGTTCCTAATGACAATGGATCTTTCAACATGTATGATCCAGAAACAATGCAGCTAGTGGGTAGATCACACTCTAAGAAAGGTGGTGCTACACCTCATATTATAGCTACCCTTGCTGGAGCTCAGAAAGCTAAAGATGAAATGGCAGCTTCAGAAGCTGCAGAAACAAGTATGCAAGATTTCTTTGGTGAGACTGCTGGTATTAAAGGAAATGATCTTAGCGACCAAACAGGTGACGCTACCGATGAACAAAGAGCTGCTGATGCAGCTGCATCTAAAGGTGGCGATCAGAATGTCAATACAGCAATGTCAGTTAATAACAATCAAAACTCTAGTGTCAAATCAACTAACATAACGCATGAGGGTGGTTCGCCCACTACCTCACGCGGTTTCTATGTTGGTGCTCAGTAATTAGTCTTCGGCTAATTTCTTAAAGAAATCTAAAGACTCATCATCAGATTCTGATGACATAACTTCTGGTGCAACAGGTGCTGCTGGAGCTGATGGTATTTCAGCTGCTGGCTCAGAACCAAAACTAGATTCTGCTGTTGTAGATGGAGCTGCTCCATCAAGACCTAACACTCTATTGAGCTTCGATTGAAGTTCCTCATAAGTTTTAAAGTTAGTAGGATTAACAAACTCTTGTAGAGAATGTTGTGATTTCCATACTTGCTCTAATTGCTCGTCATCGTCAGATAAAGGAGCTGAAACATCTAGCTCAGATTTGTCATAGTTTCTAAATCCTTCTACGTTTCTAATCTTTAGTTTAAAGTCAGCACCTTCCCATAAATCAAATGGGTTGATTGGCGACTCATCTTCAAACTGCGGGTTCATAGATTCGTTTAGTTTGTCAAAGATTTTTTTACCAAACTTGTAAAGGAATACTTTTCCTTCATTTTCTGGATTAGATGGATCTTTAACAACATAGATATTAGAAATGAAAGACAAACGTCTTTTCTGTTTTCTAGCTTTATCTTTATTGGTTTCAATACCAGAGTTCCATAACATTGAGTTATACTCAGATACTGGATCTTTTTGACCAAGAGTGGTCAGAGAGTTCTCAATATACCAACCACCAGTTCCTTGGAAGCCATGATCCCATATTCTTACGAACGGGACATCCTCTCCTTCAGACTCAGGTAGGAATCTAATCACAGCATAACCATTACCTGCTTTGTCGACTTCTGGTTTCCAGAAACGTTCATCAGGTCCAGGTCCGCTAGACTTAGATTGTAGTTTATTAAGGGATGCTGTCAGCTTATCAAAACCTTCAGCTCTATTGCGCTTGAGTGCGCCGAATGAATCAGTCATATTTACTCCTATATACGTTGTATGCGATTTATTGCGTTTTATTAAAATTAGAGAGTATTATCTCCCTATACTTATTTATATCAACATTAAGAAAAGGTTCGTACTTTATGGCTTTTAATTTAATGTCAGGCCACATAATATCATCACTTAATTCTTTATCCCAATATGCGAACATTTTACAACATCTATTAATTAAAGTCAACGTTTCAATACAAATATCTCCACGCATATATAATCTCAATAGATATGGATGCTCGTTCTTAGGCACAATGATATTGTCATTAAAGTCATCTTTCATTTTAGCTATATCGCCTTTAAAAATATAAGTTAGAGATTGATGTCTCTTTTTATATTCCATGTAGATGTCTTCAGCACTATCTTCTCTTATACTGCCAATATAAAAATCTTTACTACCTATAAAGTTAGCTACAAGAAACTCCACTGGGTCTTTCTTCTTGCTTAGTTTATAGAAAAAGTATTTGTCCTTTCTTGTTTCAAATGTCTGGCGCCAGGCTTTGACTTTACCATTGTATTTAAAATAGTCGTAGTTCTTGTCACTAAAGTGAGACTTCAGTGCTAAGTATTTTACATATGCGTCATATGGGTCCACTTGTTTAAGCCTGCCTTGCAGCAAAGTTCTTTACTCCATTTAATTCGCGACACTTAATACACTTGCCGCATTCACCAATTACTTTTGTATTATCTTTATTATACACTGGTTCGCCACAAGTGACAACAGCTTTTTGCATTTCTCTTGGTAACGTGTTCCATAAATCTAATTTAGTTCTATGACCTATAGGTGATTTAAACTCTGTATGTATTCCGTAGTCTTTAAGATTGCTGATGTATCCATCAAATAATTTTTTATGCCTATCATCATAGTTGGTTGCGTCTAGTCCAAATGGCATTGCAGGTATTCGTTCTAATACCCCATCGTCGTTATAATCATATAAATTATCACTATGGCCATCATTAAACTTTAGCAATCCTCCATAGCACATTCCAAAATGTATTTCTTTAATCCATGGATTTGCAAAATTAATCATATATGCTATTGCAGGCCATTTAGATAATATTGGTATTGTATTAGATATGCCTCTTGTTCTAGGTTTATCTTGGTTATATTTTTTTGTTCTTTCTCTGTCTATAAAGCCATTTAGATTATGTTCTGGCTCTAATTTCCAATTGATTACCTTAACATTATAATAGTCTTCTATTTTTTTTATTGCTGATCTATGCCATGCATTGGTTTTTTTGTTGGATGAAAACTCGTATCTAAAGATGTATGGCTTTCTTCCATTCTTTAAAAGCCAATGTAATAATGCAACACAATCCATACCGCCAGACATGGCTAGTATGCAATCTGCATCTTTTAAATCGTACGGTTTATTCTTCATCTAAAGGTAATCTACTTTGTTTTTGAACGAGGTTTAATCCTTCTGCGTTCTCATACAAGATTGCCTTTAGCTTTTGATTTCTCTGTATTAGAGACGCCAGTGTTTCTGGTTCTACTTCTTCGTTTCTTTCTAAAAAGTCTTGTACTGCATCAAGGTGAGTTATCTTACCTTTTGCATCTACTACAGCTTCTTCAATAGCACGAGCAAATTCAGCTGATGATAATACTTTCAGCTCTACTTGTTTCTTGCTCACACAAACTCCCATGGAGTGTTCCATAATCTTTTCCTATATTTTTTATAAGGATCTAGATTCTTAACCCTTACAAAGTTTATTATTGGAGATGCTTGTTTCTGCTTTCTTGACTCCTGTCTAATATAAAATGGATCCCTCTTTGGAACCTTAACAATCATTCTATGGTTATCAGAATCAGATAGCAAATCATAATCCCATTCTTTAACACCTGGTCTTCCAATACCAGTAAAGAATTCTGCATCACCATGCCTTACACCCTGAAACTCTAAATCATATCCACCTGTGGACCAAAAACATTCTTTGCTCATTATCCATGTATTAGGATGTGTCACATATTTAATTATTCCTTTGGGATCCAACAATTCATATGAAGACATTTCTTCCGGCATCTCCATATCTGCTTTAGGAGCATACCACATGCTATCTTTTAATTCTTTAAAGAATCTTAAATACTTGTACATTCCAATGGACTCAAAGCAATCAACATCCATTAATAACATCCAATCAGTCTTACATTGCTTAACGCCTATGTTTCTACAAGCATGAGAATTGAATCCCATATCTTTCATTACATCAATACCCGTAAGATCAAATCTATCTCTGTGTACTTTAATTACTTCTCTAAAATAGTCTCTGCCTTTTTCATGACCATCATTAATTACTATTAGTCTAGGAGTTAAATGAGGATATTGCTGTGCCATAGAATTATAGAATTGCATTTGATTAAACAAATGATTCTCTTGGCCATACCAAGTCATTATAACAGTTATATCATTTAAAGTTTTAGACTTCATCTTTTTCCCATTCTCTTTGCATAATTAAATTATGTTCTGCTTCTTTCCATAGATCACCATAGAACGTATCTTGGTAATCAGGGAACCACGGACCACCATCTGTATAGTGTATTGCTTTTGGATTCTCTAAATGATAATACTCATCTAAACAATTCCACTCTAATGGTATTGATCCAATCTCTTCATCCTTTAACCATCTAAGTTGATGGAAGTCTAATCCTGGTCTATGGTTATTACAATACTCTGGTGTTAGTATTGCATTACTTGGATGCTCATTATTAAATGCCATAAAGCTAGCCCAGTTCTTTCTGAATGCTCTGTGTTGTGGAATGCCATCCATCTTTATTTGACTGTTAGGAATATATCCTGGATGTTTACAAACATAAGCAGCTTTGTCGTTATCAAAAGTATCTATTAGCATAGCAGGATCTGCTAAGAAAAGAAAGTCACAGTCAACAAAGAATGACCATCCTTTGAATCCAGATAGATATGGTACAAAGAATCTTGTAAACGTAAAGTCAGTGGATTGGACTTCACCCCAATCCCTACTATATTCTTCTATATCTTCACTAAAAAGTTTATGTACTGATAGTGTAGTATATTTTAAACTACTCTTACAGACATCATAAGCTCTACGTTCTCTGCTGTCGTAGCCTATGAAAATTCGGTTCAGTGAGCCAGTATTTGTACTCATGTATCCATTCCTCTCTCTTTTGTATACTTTGCTGAAAATATTCTTCAGTAAGTTCTGGGTTATAATCACTCCAGTATTCAAATATTATTGCCCATGGGAATGCTTTTTTAGTTAAGTTGCCTTTTGAAAATATAATCATTGGCATGCCTAATAATCTAGCAATCCACATATGGGCTCCATGATACCCTATAACACCCCTACTTTGCAACATTAAATCAACAACTTTTTTCATTGGTGTTGCATAATGTACGTGTCTAGGATCCCATCCACGTTTCTTAATTAGGTCTCCTACTCTTGGCCAAGCCATTCCAGAAGGTGTGTTTGCGAGCGGGTCCTTCCATGCTTTGCCAGCGTCGTAGTCAGCTAATTGTTGTTTGTGTTTAATGCTAGTAACCATAGTAATTTTATTGTATGTACTAAAAGCATTGTCCCCATCATTCATCCCATATTGAGAGAATCTCATGTTATGAAGCTCCATATCCTGTGCATCATAATTATCATGATTGTATCCTAGAGGACTATCATATACGTGTTCTATTCCTACATCCCAGAAAGGAGGTTTCTTTATTATGTTATTTGTTATAGATATCCATTGTTGGATAGTTTCTGTATCTGATTCTTTGTATAATTTAGGTTCAGGATCTGGCCAATGGAATTTCAGAACTACATCTGAACTGTTCTTTTCTGCCATATTATATGCATACGAAATTGGTGATATGATATCACCGTAACCTATTTTACCTTTCCAATTGATTATTAAAGGATCAAAGTTATCTCTTATACTATGTTCTTTATAGTCTTGGAGAGGATGATCTAATCTAAATGGTGTGTCCGGATTATTTGGCATTCACTGTCCTGTTAATATTAAAGGTGATAATGTGGCCCCTCGTTTTGTACCCTCGCCCATTTATCCGACAATCCCCCGCTCTTGATTGTCTTTCCGCGGGTAGAGCTACCAGATGCTCTACCGAATATGAGTTTATTATACAGTGCTATTGACTGGAAGTCAACGGCCAACTGAAACTCATTGTCATTCTTTCGCCAAATATAATAGGGGTATGATATACCCCGCTACGTATATATATTGCATCACCCGGCGACAAAACAAAAGAAGAATTTTCTTTTTCGCCATATGGGCTTTCTACAGTATACGCAACTGTGTTCCAACACTGCAATATAATAACATCCATACCATCTTTATGTCTTCCAAAACTAAATCCGTCTGGTATCCAATTGGCATAAATGTGTTGTTGAGAGAACTTAAACCTTTTTTTCATATACCTGGCAACCTTTTCAGATTCAGGCTCGAACTCTCCCTTAAATTGTAACCATCTATTGTTATAGTTTATTTCTTTTAGAGGTTGTAGATACTTTTTCTTGTCGGCATGTTGATATGCTTTTACTACATCTAGTGCAGTTAAATTAACATCGACCAGGTTACGCATGATCTTAAATCCTGCTGTGTGACCCTCATACAAATCATCATAAATGTCTGTACCTTTCAGTACTTCAAATTGCGTGGCCATACCAACTTATCAACACTAAACGGTTGCCCTTTTCAACTTGTCCTACTCCATGTATTAAATGTTTATCGTATACCAACGATTGTCCTACATGCATATCAATTACTTTTGGAATGCATCTATCGCCTATAGGCGCATCTCCTTTTCTATATTTGTTCTCTGGCCTGCCTCTTTTTTCGTATGGCAACATGGCTAATGCTTGGCCACCTTTTAAGTCATCTGATGCATCTAAGAATGTGACGATAGTTAATCCAACTGCATCATCGTTATCGCTATGAAATTTAGTAAACGATTCTTCTGTATAGTCTAGGAAGTAATGTCTAAATGTTTTTTCATGGTTAGATGCATATTGATCTATTGCTCCAAAGCATTCCATTTCAACTTGCGACTTTTCAGGATGCCTTTTATCTACATCAAATAAATTGTAGTCTTGATGTGCTAGCTCTGATGGCAATGAATTGTACACATCTATTAATTGTTTTCTGTGAGTATCGCTTATAATGTTTTCAATTTTGTAATACATAAAAAAAGGTCCCTATAATATATATTTAACGCCAAAAGGGCCCTACAGGGCCCTTTCTTTGTAGCTACTTAATTAAGCAGCTTCTGCAAAAGCAAGAGCAGACTCTAACGCCTTAACCTTCTTGACTTTATTGACACCGTACCAAGCAGAGTTGATTCTGGAATCATTTTCTCTACCAAGCTCGTGGTCAGTCAAATATGTTACAGCGTTGAATGCTTGCCAGAATGAACCTTCTGCGTATTGCGCGCCAGGTTGAGTTCCAACAACTTCCATTGCTCTCTTTGCATTTTTAGATCCATACTTAAGGAAGTCCTCAGTATTAGCTGGATCGAATCCAATGCCTTTCACTTTAGGGTTCTGATTAGCGAACACTGTAGTGAAATAAGTTCTAAGAGACTCAGGAGTATAACGCTTAGAAGATAAGAACTGAGCCATATCTTTATAAGTTTCCATTTTGCCTTTAGCAACTCCAAGTAGCTCTTTAGCTTCTTGAACATCAAACGCTTTCTTATGGTTAAGAGAAACTTGATAGTCTCCTTTCTGAGCAAGAGAAAGAGTAAGCGTATTGTTACATACAACTCTTATAGGAGTAAACCTAATATCTACTGCTCTACCATACATATGTGGATTAGTTAGAAGTAAATAAGAATCTACTTTATCTCCACCGTTAATTGTAAAGTCATCCTTTACTTTAGCAAGTGCCCAAACTCTTTTACCGTCTTGTAAAGAACCAGCAGTATGCATTTCCATATCACCAGCATCACAAAACTCTCTAAAGAATTCAAACGCATCTGAGTTTTGAACAGGAACCCAGTTTTCCTTTACCATGTCAAGAGGCATTCCATCAGAACTTCTCACTAACATATCGTGACCAGAATAGATTTTCTCGCCATTGAAATCTGCTAATGCAGGAATCTTTTCGACTTGCCAATCTAAACCAGCTTCTCTGATCATATCGTCTACGCCGATACCATCTGCTACTTTCGTACCAAGACCATGCCAAGGAAGTTCCCCTGCGTAAGCCATTGTTTCTACCATATGTGCCATAATTTTTCTCCTTTTGTCAAATTATGCATCCATTATACTAAATGGTCTATTTGAAGTCAACACTTTTGTTAAATTAATTTTGACGCAAGTAGTAATAGTAATCCAATTACCCCAAAAAATGCAAGTAATAGAATGACAGCTGTCTCTAAAATAAATCTTGTTGTTATGTTTATTTTTTCTTCACCGCCCAATCCAAATAACAACTTCATCACTATTCTCATATTTCTTTTACGCCAATTATCTCTAATGATTTTTTTATAGTAGTGCCAGGATTGACTTCTACTGGTGGTCCTTTATACTCAACATCAATATCATGAACTTGTTTTATTATCTTTTTTATTTTATCCCATTGTTGAGGTCTTCTACCTAGATTGTTAGAATGCTCAAAGCAATTATAATCAGAACATATTTGAGGACGGTTCTTATATACTTGACATAATTTATGACCTTTATCATTTGTCTTTAATTGAGGACAAGTAAATTTAATCTCAAAT